GACGCTTTCGCCGTACTGTTTTTCGTCTATGAGGTTTTGTGAGAGGAGTGATTCTAATTCCTCGTTGATCTGTGCAAGCTTGAAATCCGTCGATACTGCCATGTTTGAGATTATGCCATTGACGCGAGTTTCAGCATCAGCAATCATCCGCTTTGACCAGCCCTGGAACTGTAATCCATATACCCTGCTAGCCTGTGATGTTTGTGCCTGAGTTATATATCCTTCAAGGTTTTTCTTTGCCAGAGGGTTCTTGACGGATGCAATTCTCTGGTCGAATGTTTTTTTTAAGTCGTTCCACTTTTTCATGTATCCGTCATTTACGCCAGGGGTTCCGTGATCTGGGTCGGTGAGGAGTGAATTATTGAACTGCTCTATTTCGTCTGCAATTTTGAGCGATTCGTTCCGAAACTCGTTTTCGGCTTGGACCTTGTATATCGTCTCTCCCATCTGTTGGAACGACTGACCAAATTGTCCTATAGCCTGGGCTAATGCTTGTCCGCTTGAACTCATCTACCTGCTCCTATATTACGCAAACCCCTTGCTTCCGCCCATAATCCCAGCCCCATACGTACCCTGTACCGCTCCGGCTGCCGCTCCTGCGACACCGAACAAATCGGCAAGGAACCAATTAGTGTTGTATTCGTTGTCCTTTTTTATGCCGCTATAATACGCGGTATCCAGCAGTGCTTTACTCATGACTCTCGATCGCTTGTAGTGGTACAAATCCATGAAGGCTGAACCAGGATCGTACTGCGAACGAATCTCGCTGGCCTGGGCCCTGGCTTCTGCAAGATTTAATGCGCCGACACCTGCCTGGGTCTTTGATGTCCGATCAATCAAATCTCTGGACTGCGAGATTTGTTGATTAGCCCTGTTAGTCATAACAGATCCGAGCGTGGCATCCATCCTGACTCCGGATGCTCCCTGCTGTGCCGAGGCCGTACCAAGCTCCTGCATCGATGATTCTATGAGATCGATATGAGATGATTCTGAGGCCAGTTGTTCGATGTAAGCCGACTGCATATTTGCCGTATTGTCGTCTATCGCGGAGCGTTCTATCTGATTCGCTTTCTTTAGATCAGCGTCTTTCTGCACCGCGAGTTCTCTTTGCATCGTCCCGAGGGTTGTTTTCGTGTCGGCGGCGATTGTATCTATTTGGTATTGTGCTTCTTTCCTGGCTTGTTGGCGTTGGTTTTTTCTGCTCAGTATTCCGGCGCCGGCAGACGCCGCGGCTCCTACGACCAAAGACGCTATAAGCAATCCAACCATACTATCCCCCTATCGTCTCAAGGCCGAGAGCGAGTACGGCGAACGGCAAACTGCTGGCTTGTATTGTGATAATCCCTTCCCGATCCCATCCTCCGCCGAATACCATATCAAGATCTGAGCTTTGTATTGTTTCCACTGAATAAGAAAAAAGCGCTTCTCCGTATCCAGCTTTAATCGTGCCGATTGTTTCGTAGAGTTTTACAACACCCATGGGGACATTCTTGCGCTGGAGCGGGTTTGATGCGGTTGGCATGGTCTTGAGTGTCGCGGTATAGGGAAGCCCTATGACCACGTCCTCTCCGTTCTCGATGTCGGACACGGCGGCGGATCCGGCTTCAATCGCCACCTCTTGGGTTTTATTATCGTAGACAACCACCGCAGAACCTGAGAGCCATGAAGCGTCTATGGCCCCGCCTGAAACCTGTTTTACCTGATAGAAGTCCAGATGTCGTCCGGACCACATACTATCCATTCTGACAAGTTTCCTTGCCCCGGATACGTTAATGGAAGCATAAAGGATATCCTCGCCAGACTCTGAAATAACACATACGGACTCAATACTACCAATTGCCGGCGATATCCTGGTGAACGCATTTATTCCCATAGATCGATCGTGGGCGAGGGCGATAAGCTCCCCTGATGATTTAACGATCCATAACATCGTGAGGCCCGAGGAGGAGAAGTCCAGCTCTTTGATTCCGGAAAGAATATGATCAGCCATGTAATCAACCCGGAGGGCGGTATATGCCTGCACCTCAGAAGTAAGTCCCTTATAAACATATTCCCTAAGTGCGTCTTTGCTCGGATTAACGAACACAACGGCGTCGTTAAGAAGAACCGGCTGGACTGGCGCAGAGCCGTGACTGGTCTGTAATTTACAGACAAAGTTCGGCGCGGTGACTCCAGTTGGGATTATCCTCTCAGAACAGTTTGTCCCAACAACGAGATCTGTCCCTGCAGCAAGCCAAAGTATCGTTTCGTTCGTGGAGCATGCAATAGTTTTTTTAAATGCGTTGGCTGAAGTAATAACATCCCTTGTCGTCGCAACTAATTCCCATTCCGTAACCGCTCTGTCGTGCCATCCTGTATACATCCCCGTGGTTCCTGATGACGTCGCATTATGGTCCATGACGATATAATCGGTGCCAATTTCCTGAATTCTGGTGATGGTGTCGGGATAGACATAGGGAATACCTGTCCCGAAAACAGTATCCCCGATCCTCATGCCAGCGAGATCCTCAGCAGAGATCCCTGTGATGGTTGCACTATTTGATGTTCTGTTGCCGGTAAACGCCCTCATCGGCTCACGCATTTGCTCAGAAGATGACTCGATGGTGTCAAAGAACGTGAAATTGCCATAATCGAATGGCTCTGAGGCCCATATCGCTTGTGGATCATTCGCCGTCCCCGCCAACCAGAGCCTACCGTCAAATATCGCTATAGCCCGTGGATAGTTACCAGCACTTTGAAACGGGATCATGCCGGCATTGCTGGTAATCGCAAGCGTCTCAAATACGAATATATCCTCAGACACCATACTCAGGACCTGGACCGCAGCTGTGCCGGAAGCGATATATAAATCTGCCGAGTCCTGAGCAAACTGAAGCGCCCATGGGTCTGAGAATGGGGTCACGAGTTCGACGACACCGTTCTCATCCTCAAGAGGAGAACCGTCCTTCCATATCTTTATTTTAAATGCGCTGAATTCGACGATATACGATAGGCTTTCTGATATGATGAAGCCATGCAATCGCACGGCGGATGATCCAATGTCATTGATAAATCGAAATCCTGGCCGAATCGACATTCCACCTGGAAGAAACGGCAGAACGTTTTCGGCATGGCTTAAACCTTTATGGTAAATTTCGAGATCGAATCTGCCCTTCAGTCGAGGAGAAAGTTCGCCGGCGGTGAAATCGGTAAATATCTTCACGGCTGGCCTCTATCGAAGAGTCCAGGAAACCACGCCCGACTTGTTTTTCTCCCTTGCCTGCGTTCCCTTGATGTCTTGACAATAGCCTGGTATACGAGCGCCGATGCTGATTGCGCGAGCACGGCTTCTGCTTTGTGGTCACCGGTGATAGGGAAGGCTATCGCGGACGCAAGCTGTGTTACGATAGCCTCCTGAAGAAGCGCGTCCCACTTGTTGGGGTCTGTCTGGTCTGGAATATATATAAGCGTAAGATCTGTGCTAGAAGAAAATACGTATTCTCCTTCAATCTCGGCGACGATATTGTTACCATTCGAATCAACGAATTCGACTTGATTTATATAGTCGGCCGGCAATGGAAAAGTGTGCGAAAAGCCAGAATTTATACCGTTCGGTACATCGGCCTTCACCGGGTACCTGAATGTCCAAACGGCTTCCCCATCAGATACGGTTCCGGAGGTTGGCCAGGTAGGCTCAAGCGCGCCTCCTAATCCCTTGGTAGTGCATTCATAAACCGCATAACCATCATTGTTATGACCTACAACAAGTTCTCCTTCAATCCAATTCCATACGTCTAGCCATTTTTCCGATGCGAGGCGTTTTCTTGTCTTGATACATGTCCAAGGGGCAATTCTAAACATCTGCTGTCTGGAGGAGTTGTAGAACTGACGAACGATAGTAGCCTCAAGAGAGGTCCCCGCTCCATAAAGAAACCCAGTGCTAGAGCTTAATGATACCGAGGCGTGAATTTTTGCGAGAGCTCGATTTGCTATATCTATCTCAGTCACAGCTTACCCTCCGAAAACCGGGAGCCTTTCGGCCCCCGGTCGCATTTCAGAACTCTTCCCAGTTCTCGAACTGGAAATTTGCGGGGATCTCGGTTGGTCCTTTGAACTGGATCTCCGAGACTCTGCCTCCTCCCCTTAGCTTTATCTTGTCTTCTCCGGTCCAGAGGTTGTTATTCCAGTAACACGAGGTTTTGCACCTGAACCGCCTGATTTCGCCTTCTTTCACAACAGTAGGAGATGGTGTTTTAGCCATATTAGAACCTCGCCCTGATAGCGCCCGTCACGAGGGCGGTTCCGGAAGTGAAACCGGTAGTGACGACGAATTTGAGACGTAGATAGCGCTTCATTCGATAGGGTAGGGTACCGGTAAAAAACACGCCCTTAGCCAGACCGTCTTTATCCTTTTGCGGGATAACCACTTCATCGATAGCCGTGCTGAAACCTTCCGAATCAGACGACTGTAGAGTGATATCCAGGGTTCCCGAGCCGGCGGCTGCAGCCTCGGACCTAAGCTCGAGCACGAGCGGCTCGACATCGCCTACGTTCGCAGCGCCGGTGTCGATAATGTCCGAATACACGGTACCGGCAGTATCGACATCCAGAGCGTCGCAAAAAACATTATTCTTGTGGAACATTACTGCTCCTCCTTTGATAATGATGGGGCTCCGATACGGAAGCCCCGCTGTAATTACGAAACGAGTGCTTCCGTGACCGGGAGCGCATCGACCATCCGGAATCTGACGTTGTTGAACATGGTGATCGGGCGGCCCCACGGATCCTCGCCCATCCTGGTGTAGAGGCTCTTGGTGATGATCGTGTAGTTATCCAGGATCGTTTTTACGTCCGGATTCATGTAAGCGACGACTGTACCGTTACCCTTAGGTAGTTTGTTGATCGCCCTGTTGAGCTTGGAGAGGATCGTTTCGGCGTTAGAGGAGAGTGGATTGATGTTGCAGATCCTCTTTACAGCATACGGATGGCGCTGAGTGTAGCCGAAATGGACTTTGTAGAAAGTTCGGTACATCGGCAGAGTGCCGAGGCTCCCGTCAGCCTTGAGTACCGATACGTCTTGTTTCCCCCTCCATTCTGCCTTGACGCCGAGACCAGGAACGCCCCTCGGATAAATGAGCTTTGCCTTGTCTTCTGCCCACTTAACAAGAATGATGGACGCGAGATTGCTCCCGGAAGTTTCGACGCCGAACACGGTCTGGTTGTCGATACTGGCAGGAAGCCTGGCATAGATACCATCGATGTATTCCAGGCCGTTGTATTTGCGGCCGAAAAGAAGATCCTCGACCATGGTCTGGCCCATGCCCTCGAGAAACGCGCGGTCCTCAGAGTCTATCAGGGCCTGTTTGTTCGGAGAATGATCTGCCATATCCGCGTCGATGTCGGAGTAGGCTTCGAGCATTTCGATGCCGTCCTCAATCTGGCGGGTCTGGCTGGCCTCCATGGCTACAGGACCTCCGTAGATCCTCCTGGTTCCGGAGGGGAGCGTCGCTCTCTGAACAGTGCGATTCATGGTGCCGTCGGAGGCCTCTCCCTGAACCGCGTCGAGCATGAGTTCGTTTGTTTCAGAGAGAGCTTCTACAATAGAAATAGTGCTTTTATCCCCAAATCTCTTTGCGAGTTCGATGGGGGTAAGCTGATCGTTCAGCGAAAGGGTGGCCATAGTGCCCTCTTTCGCTCGCGCAGATTATTAGAGTCCTGGTCGCGGTATTCCCCATCCTGAGGGCTGCTGCGAAGTCCTTGGTCCGCCGCCGCCCACCGTGTCTTCCTGAACGGCTAAACCCAGCCGGTAGAAAAGTTTCACGAATTCTGGGTTGGAGAAATACCCCTCACGCTTCGCTGATGACATGAAAGCATCAGTACCGAACGCATCGATACCACGCTTAACGATTTTGTCATTCCTTGCGAAGTCGGCTCCCCACTCTTCCTTGAGTGTTTTGACCATGTTTTGAAAAGCCGCCGCTCTAGCTTCCTCCGCCGCAGCGGCAGTATCAGCGAAAGCCTTTGCTACAGTGTCATTCGAGCTCTTCCAGAGCTTTTCCACCTGTGCTTGAGTGAGCCCGATCTCATGGGCCAGTTTACGGAAAGCCTCTACCTGGGCGGGGTCCGCGTTTACTCTCTTATCTGCCTCGAGCTTGTAATCTTCTGGTTTTTCGGGAACGCCGATAGCTTTATGGTATGCGGCGATCTCCTCTTGGCTCGCTCCATCCTTCGGAACGCTGACCATCCCTCCGAGTTTGCTCTCGAGCTCCATTGCAGCCTTCGTAAGCTCGTCCCACGATCGGAACTTACCTACATACGCTGCGATTTTCTCATCCGCTCTGGAGTCTTTCGGAAGGGCGGAGGCGAATCCGGGCAGGGATACGGTCGTCTTATCTCCCGCGCTGCTCGTGTCTTTCGCGGCCTGGGCTCCGTCCTGCGACGCAGATGTGGAACCACTACCGGATTGCTGCGATAGACTGTCGAGGAAGGAACCGGCTCCTCCCTCTCCTGTGTCCGCTCCAGTACCGGAGTTGTCTTTTTCAAGGCTCGCGGCCTGGCCTTCAATTTCTGGCATACGCCCTCCTACTTTCCGCGCTCGATCATGGTGTCCACAAGAGACATCATCCCTTGCGCGTCTTTAATCCCGATCCTGTCACGGACCAGGGTTGTAGCATAATTTCGTAGTGCTACCTCTTCGTTGGTGGCAGCCTCCGAAAGGAACCGGCAGTCCTGAAGGATAGAAAAAAGAACCTTTTTCCCCTCAGGCGTACCAAATACCTTGCGGTATACGTATCTGAGCTCGCGCTCCAATCGCGCTTGTTTCTCAGTAGCGGTCTCAGCCATTCATCTTCCCCATATTTTCGAGCGGAGAGCCTGCTTCGGGGCGCTTCCCGAGCTTGTCTGCATTCTTTGCGAGCATCTGCTCCTGACTAAGCAGCTCCTGCTTCTGTATGAGTTCGGCCTGTTTTTGCTCCCTGGTTGCCCGGATCTTTTCCACATCCTCCAACTCTCGGACAACAGAGGCCGGAGCACCGGCGCTTTCAAGGCTCTCCCTGGTGAGCGCGTCGAAATCGATATTATCCAGAGCCTCTGGGTTAACCTGTTGAATCGGAGCGATGTAACCGAATACCTGATTGAGCCCATCAGTCTTATAGTACCTACGCTGGATCTGCGAGAGCCGGCCGAGAAACTCTACTTTTAGGGTTTGCCCAGACTGGATTGCCTCCATGACCGCCTGTGGGGGAGGGGGGATCAAACCAGCTCGACGCAGCAAATTAAATGATCTGCGCACGAGGGGCTGGAGGGCCTCGAGTTCAAACTGTCCTACCGTAGGACCTAGTACCGCGACCCGCTCTCCAGCAATCTCAATAACCTCAGTAGCTGTTTTGTTCCTTGCCTCAAGCTGCTGAAGCATCTGATAGATTGGTACATTAAAGTGGGCATCAATCGCGGCCTCGATTCGGTCCTCGTTGTCGGTAGCGATGGGGTAGTTGGCTCCGAGGGCCACCGGATCCATAGTCGAGTCTTTCTTTGTCCTGTATGCGTGATACCCCGGGACGATAAAATCAGAGCCCTCGAGCTCCTCATCCACTATCATCGGCGGGTCTGCGATTAGGTTACCAAGCTGGATCCTGGTCCTGGACATTTGATTTGCCATGTATACGTCGTCGATAACATCGAATCCAGGGCAATATCCGTACGCCTCCCCGTCAGACTTATCATAGCGCCAAATGGCATAAGGGAACTCAAAATATCCCCCCACGTCGATGATGTGTGAGTTATCTTTGTCATACCAAATTGAGATAAATTGCATCGCCTTAGACCTGGGCCCGGATGCGT